ATCTGCACTAACACTTACTTCAGCATTAGGATTTATTTTAAGTATTGCTTTTATTACTGTGTTCATAATTTATCCTGAAATTTCATATGCTGTTATTGATACTTTACCAGCACCATAATTAATATAACCAGAACTTGTACTTGTTTTCATATAGACTTGATACGTTAACTCAGAAGTGGATGAAGGTGAATCAAGAATGCTCATAGCACAAGGAAAATACACATCCCATCCTACATTGTAAGCTGCACATCTTTGCATACCATTACCACTACCGTCCCCTAAATCAGTACTATCTCTATAAATTGTATAAGTAGCATGTTGATCATCTACTGCAGTACCAACAGTAAATTGAGTTGTAACAAAAATTTTAGATGAAGTTGCAGATGGAGTTATGTCAACTGATAAAGTATTAGAACCAGTTACAAAACTTGTAGAAGTTGTTGATCTTTGTGTATTATCTGTTGCTGTAACAACTTGTAAAACCTTACCACCTACACCAGCTGGTAAAGTAGTAACTGCATTTAAAGATGCATTAGCTACATTACCTTGTGGTATTGTACCTGTTAAAAAGTTTACCGCGTCTATTTTACTTAATGCCATAATCTATGCTCCTACTAGTTTGTATGCTCCAAAAACAGAATTTTGTCCAACATCTGGAGAGCCTGTCGTTGTATCTATTGTTGCAAATACTTCAAGATAATCGGTTGTATTAAACTCTATTGTTTGAGTTATTGTTACAGAGGCATTTGCTCCAGGATTAGAAACAAAATGAATTAATTGTGTTGTTCCAGTTTGATATGCACTTCCATTTTTATAAAATTTTATTGCTAATAAATTTAATGTGGATGAACCATCATTACCACCTCTTATTGTTGAATAACAAAAATATTTCCCAGCTACTCCAGGAGTAAATTTATTTGACGCATAAGTTCCATCACTATCAAAAGCTTCTGTATCAAATTCAACTTTAGTAGCTGTGTTGTCAGAGATAGCTTGATTATCTGATCTGTATGCTTCAAAAGCTGGAACGTTTTTAATTCCAGTTGCATTAGGAGTTATAACCCCAGCACCATCACTCGTCATGATAGCGTTGTTGCCAAAATCTTTATATTCGTTTACTTTAATAATTGATCCCATTATGCTCCCATTAGTGCTTTAATTTCATCATCATCTAAACCTAAGTCTTTTAGTTTTTGTTTTCCTGATGCTTTTTTAGTTTCTCTATTTGCTTCTTCTTGTTCTACAGTTGGTATCATAGCTTTTATGTCTTCTATTGATATTGGTGTAGTATTATCTAACCATTCAATTTTGCAAGTATCAATATTACTACCTCTAACAGTAACTTTTGCATTAGGGTTAATTTTAAGTATTGCTTCACAAATCATATTATGCTCCTATTTCTACAGCTGTTATAAAACTATCTGAACCGTCCCTACTAATATATTGTGCATGAGCTCCAGAATATGCTTTAAAATATATTTTATATGTTACTTGTGATGTTGTGCTAGGTGAATCAAGTAAATTAATATTAAAAGGTGCAGTAATAGTACCAGCACCAGAATAAAGTGATGTTATACCTCTAGTGCTATCACCTAAATTTGTACTATCTCTATATAAAGTTATATTATTTCCTGTTGCACTTCCACTTGTTCCTCCTGTTCCACAAGCTAATACAAGAATTTTTGAAGATGATGAACTAGGAGTAATATCTACAGATACAGCAGATGCTTGAAAAGTATTTGATGAAGTACTTTCTTCAGAACCTGTGTATGAATTAGTAACAGCTTGCAAAACTTTTCCAAATCCTGATGCAGTTCCAGAATTAGAAATAGTTACTCCTGATGGAATAGTTATAGTCTCTCCCGATGTACCAAGAGTCACTGTTCCTGATCCAGATATCGATTGTATGTTTGTTGTTTTAATTGTTCCCATAATTTTCCTATGTAATTATTTTATATCCACCAAAGTTAGTAATATCGTATGCACCACCACCAGCTACTTCTGTTCCAGAATCATTTTGATAAGCAAAAACTTCTATATAATCTCCAGCCGATAAACTTACTCCTATTTGTCCAGAAACAGACATATCATTTGCTGCTGCTGTAACATCTCTAAATTCAGATATTTGTGCTCCATTTTTATAAAAACTTACTCTACCTATTCTTGATGCAGCTAAATTTTGAAACATGATATTAGTATAAAAAAAGTATTTACCATCTTGACCTGATGGTACTGTAAATCTGTAATTGCTTGAATTATCATAAGCACTATTTGTATCGTAAGCTTCTGTATTAAATTGAATTTTAGTATCAGTATCATTTGTTAATGTTTGATCTGCACTTAAAAAAACATTAAAAGCTGGAGTGTTAGCTGGAAAACCTGTTCCTACAGTTCCAGCAAGATTAACTGTATCCCCAGAAGAGCCTATCTCTAAAGTTGTTCCTGATTGCGGGTCTAGTTTATCTACAAATAAAGTTGCCATATTATACTATCGTTAAAGTTCCATTTACTGTAACAGTGCCTGTCATACTAACAGGACCACACAACATCATATTGTCTGTTGCTGCAACAGTAATAGAAGTTGATATAGTTGCTAAATTTTCATAGCCACCGTTGATTGATTTTATCATTCCGAATTCAATTGAGTTTTCTCCAGGTGTAGTCGTACCTACAGCTTTACCTTGGTATACTACATAAATATTATTAGTGCCTGTTGGAGGGGCTGCGGTAAAAGCTAAAGTTGTTCCACCTGTTACTGAATAAGCTGAAAATGGATCCTGACGGACGTTTCCAACATAGACTTCAATTTCGTTAACGTTTCCTACGGATTGTGAAAGTGTAAAATTTGTAAGTATATTATTACCACTGTACTGCGAAGAGTTCATGGTCAATAAATTATTTTTTGGTCTATTTCCTAAATACGCCATGAATTCTCCTATGTACTTATATCATCTACTGCGCCTACTACTGTATCTAAAGATGACGCTGTATCTGATTTGACATACAGTTGATCTCCAGAAGCAAGAACAATCTTACTGCCCCCATCGATTAATTCTAATGATCCGCCACTTACGATCGGCGCATTTTTAATTAGGTAGTAATTATCACCGCCTCTTTCGATATAAGCTTCTACTGTTATTGTTGTTGTTAAAACATTTGCCATTCTCACACTAATTAAACAGTCAATACTATTAGTAGCGCCACCTAAAGCATCTACTGCTCCTGTTCCTGTTAATCTTGTGATATAATTTTTAAAATTCTGTGCCATAATTTTTTATACTATAAGGCAATCGACATTGCAATCACGAAACCATTAGTGGCCCCGGTTGAAGCTGTCGCCCATTCTGGAGCTGTTGCCCCTGAATTCATTTGTAATACCTGAAGTGCTGATCCTTTTCCTAATCTTGCCGGAGTATTATTTCCAGATGCATATAATATATCTCCTGCTGTTGTTAATGTCATATCAATAGCTTTTGATGCGGGTAAAGTACAGAATACGTTTAATGTACCACCCCCAAAACTAACTAAATTATCTGAGTTAGAACTTGTAATTGCAGTTCTAGAAAGAGTGTCTGTAGAAGCATCGGTTACTGTCCCAGTTCCAACTTCCCAATTAGCTGTTCCTTCTTCATGGATTGCATAATAAGTTGTGTTTCCTGTTCCAACGCCAGCAACAAAAGTTTCAAAACCTGTTACTGCTCCTGCTAAATCTAAAGTTCCAGTTCCTGAAGTAGTACTGGTTTCTCTAACCCTGTCATTTAAAACTAAAGCCATTTTTTATCTCCTATTACGCCATGCTTAAAATAGCATCAGATGGTGTTGATGGATTAGGAAAAGTAATTTTAAATGTACCATTCGTACAAGTTTTATTTCCTCCAAAATCTAACACAACAACTAATCTATCAGCTGTACTATCTACTGTTGAACTATTATAAATTACTCCATAAGCTGCAGTAAAAGTAGCAGAAGTCCATTCTGTATCTGCAAAGTCAACGGAAGCTACTGCTGTAGTACTTGCTACTGCTTGTGAAGTTAAAGTATTTCCACCTGTAGAATATCCAGTTCCAGATGTACCTACTTGGTTAGCAGTTCCTGAAGTGTAAACTGTTGAACTAGTAGAGTAAGGTGCACCAGATCCAGCTGTATACAAAGCTAATTTAAAAGTATTTCCAGACGTCGCAAAATCATGATGCGCTGAAAATAAAGAACCTCTAAAAGAGTTTGGTATTACGTTTGCCATATTTATTTATCTCCTTAATAATCTGATGGACTTGGTGATTTGAGAGGTGTACGAATAACTCCATCTTGGTATTCGTCCCTACGTCTTCGACCTTGTTGTTCGATCGCATACGTTTGTAATGCATCATTAAATTGCTGCTGATAGTATTGTACCATATCTGCAGGTCCTTTCAAGTACCCATATGTATTTATCAGACATCCATATAAAAGTAAATCTTGATATTTATTAGATAGATAAGTTCCGTTTGTAGATGCTGGGGCTCCAATAGGGTTTGTACTATCTGTTATGCTAAATGGTTGTTTAATATAAGCCATAGTAATCTCATAAGCAGCATTAGGAGTAGGTGCTACAACCCAATATTCAGAGTCCCAATTAGCATAATATTTAGGAATTCCTGATTGAACTGAAGGTCTATCATAATAAGTGGCCATATAAGAGGTATCTTTTTTCTCTAAAAAGCTTTGAACATTTGGTGTAACAGTTGTGTCTAGTAATTGAATATATCTAATAATTCTTAAATCATCAGGAATAGTTACATATCTATTACCAATAACTAAGTTTGAAGTAGCATAAAATCTATTGTCATCATTGTCTGCTGATCTATAAATCTTATTTTCAGCATTCTTAATAATTGGATTTAAAATAGCGCTTGTTAATACCGTACTACTAACTTCTGTGTAGTTTCTGATATCGTCTTCTAAATTTGTTAAAGTATATGCCATAATTATCTCGGATACTGATTAGTTTGATTTGGTGGTCCACCAAAAACAAATGCTCCGCCTCCTGTTGCCGTTGAAGTTGCTGCATTAACTAAAGTTAAAGTAAAATAATTACTTACAGTTTTAGTTGATGGTTGTCCTGGATATGGAACAGTTTCAGTAACTCGTGTTATTATATACGATCCATAGACTTTGTCACCATTAGAATGAGAAGCGGCTGTTGTTGAAGAAGGTGTAGATCCTCTTGTAGGAGAAGCTGTTCCTCTTGTACATCCAGTTAAATCATTTCCTGCTTTACCTGTGTATTGAATAGTTTCACTATTATATAATCCTGTATCAGCATTAACAGATTGAATTACAAAATATCCAGAAGTTGGAAAATAAGTTGCGTCTGTTAAAGTAATTGTTGTAGCTGTTGCATTAACCGCCCCATTTAAAGTTGTATCTAATTCTAAAGCTGTAATTGGAACACCGCCCACGGCTTCTTTAACTTGAGTAAATCTTACAGCATCACCTGTTTGTCTTTCATTATCTTGTTGATAAACTCTTAAAGTTGTACTTGCATTCGTTGTAGAAAATGGAACATTGTCTAAAGGAGTTGCAGTTGGTACTGAAGGACTTCTTGGTCTTGCATGTTGTAAAGCTTGTGCATCTGCACCATGTGGTCTTGGATCGACTTGTGGTTGTTTAGGTTCATATTCTGATATATGAACTCTTGCACCTGTCCATTCTTTAATCATTTCTAAATATGGAAAAGCCATACCAGATCTATCTGAAATGAATTGTGCATATTTACCTCTAGAAAATTTTGCCATTACGTCCCCGGATAATAAGTTTTAGGTGCAATATAAGTACTAGAAGGTGAACCATCTTCTTGTAAAGCTCTTTGTAGTTCATCTTCATAAAATAATTTTAATTGTTGTACTCTATCGAGAGCCCATTTTTGTGCAAGATAAAAAGCTAAACCTGCAACCATGCATGGCACAAATCTATAGGGTACATCTCCAACATTAGTATAAGCTCCTGCATCTTTAACTCTACTAACATAATATAAATTTACATAATTAGATGCTGCTGTTGAATCTGGTGTTGGATAAAATGTAACGGTAGTTCTATCTATAAATCTTTGAACCCAATACTGTGAAGGAGTTCCTTTAGTAGCTTTATTTGAAAAAGCAGCATACGTTGATCTGTCTACTTTTGTTAAAGGTGAGTCTGATTGATCTGTGGATGCAGTAGGTGTTGAATATTGTGTTCTATAACTTGCTTCAGTTATATCTGAAAAACCGTATAACCCATTAGTTGGAGAAGTAGTAGCACTTGTACCATCATCAGATGATCTATAGAAAATATATTCAGCTTGTCCTTCGACAAGATCTAAATTAGTGTTTCCTACTTCCCAATAATGAATTCCTCTATTTCCCCATTCTTGAAATAGAATGTTTAAAGATCTTCTAGCTGCTTTTAATTGATAACCGGTAACGTTTTGCAGTCCGCATCTTTCGTAAGCATCTTCGATGACTTCGTCAATTGAAAAGGTAGATTCAAAAGTGGCCGTTGTTGAAATTGCCATTTAATCTCCTATCCGTCGTAGAATACTGTCAAACCTGTTGGACTAGTTCCTGTTATTTGAAAATACGCTCCATCAGCACACATAATTCCATTATCTGGAATATATGGATCGATAGTATCATCTTTTACATCTAAAGCTAATTGAGTCACTCCAGTTGTTGAAGCATTTTTAAAAAATACAATTCCAGCTCCAGCACCTACACCAGTCATTCCTCTAATTCTAGTTCTTCCAGCATAAAAAGTTCCGCTTGTTGCACCGCTTTTTAAACCAGCTTGAATATCAGTAGCGATAGCTCCACTAGATGTAATACTTGTAACGCTTTTCCATGTTCCACCTACGTCTACACTTCCAGCATTTGGACCTGTTTTAGTAGCTGTTTGAGCAGCTCCATCAGCATCTGTTCCAACAATAGTAAAAGTGTTACCAGTATTGTTAGCACTAGATTTTAAAGTAATAGTTTGAGCATTTGCCCATGGACCACCATTTAAAATAGCTAAAGTTGTAGCAGCAGCAGAAACCGAAACAGCATCATCATCAGTTGCAAAAATGAATTGTTGTGATTTTATACTTGTTACATTTGGCATTTATTATCTCCTATTAAACCTAGGCTCCCGTAGGAGCCCAGATTAATATTATTATCTTTGTTGTATCGTTTGGAACCAGTCAATTGCTAAATGATTAGCAACCGTACCTTTACTATCAATGAACATATTTATTTCTAAAGCTACGTCATCTGGAACAGTAGTCGCTGCTTGCGTTCCTACTTTTTTACCATCTAAATACAATTTATATTGTGCAGTTGTTTGGTTAAGTTCCGTTCCTGCAGGTTGAAAATGAAAACCTAATCTAACAGAGTTAGTAGGTTGTGCAAAAACAGTTGCAGTTTGAGTTGGAACAGTAGAGTCTAACATTGCAAAAGTAGAACCTGCTGCACTATCTTTCATGTCGAAAGAAGTACCAGCACCATCTTTTCTAGATAAGAATTGAATGCTAGTAGTGTCTTCTAAATGAGAGAAACCAATACAATCAGTAGGAAGAGCAGCTGGACTTGTGTATCCATTTACTGCAAAACCAACAAACCAGTTAAGTTCAGTTACATCTGTAACTGCTACTCTAGTTTCGAACCACCATTGTTTGTTTGCATTGTACTGCCAAACTTCTTTTGAAGCAATTCCATTATCTTCAGCAGCTCCTGGTGCATTGTCTCCGATTCTTAACCATCCTCCAGCATATTCAGGAATAATAAATCCAGAACCAGTTATTGTTGTGTCCCAATCTTCATCATTAAAAGTCATCCAGTCGTTTTGATAAGCAACTTCTTGGTTATAACCTCCAGTGATTAGGGGTTGTTTGATACCACTAAACAGAGATGTATCTCCCTGTTTGCCTCTAACGTTTGTTACGCCAGTTGAAAAGTGTGTAGTCATATTAATCAGCGCCTCCTCGCGCCAGTTATTCTTACTAAGAAAAGAATAACCAATTTATGATTTATTATCTTAGTAAGTTATTTATATAGTAGTTTTAAGTAGAGTGCAAGAGAGTGTGTAGTGTGGATTGGATTTTTCCAACGATGTAGCTTTTTATTAAGTAGCTACTGAAACTTGTGGGGCAGCGTCTTCTACCTTATTTACCAGATGCTCTTTTTTAGCTTCTGCTATTTTTATATGGCTAATTACTTCTCTGACTTTTCTGTCAATTCTAACCATATTGAGAGTATATTTACCCTCATTAAGATGCTCCTGCTCCCATTCTAGGTCCAGAACCTTCTTTTGCTTGTATAGGTCCTGCAGATGTGCTTGCATCATTT